AAACGAGTGTTACGTTGGGAACAGTCGAGTCATCAAGGGGCAGGGAGAGCATATAACGGTTTCCGTAGTAGGCAGAAGCGCATTTACCCCATTGATCTTGGTTAATCCGGTTTATAAAGTCATCTATGGGCGCAGAGAGGGCCACTTGCACTGCTGCTTGGCTACCTGCCTCGATGTTGGACACACTTTGTATGCCTTCACGGGAAAGAAAGTAGACATCGGCTCCAACCTGCTGCACGGACTTGTGGCTCACGCAGCCTACACGATCTGAAAGGAGGCTAATCGTCCAATCAGACACGTTCTGTGAAGGGTTTGCGTCTACAACCCAAATACTTCTCTCTTTCAGAACCACCAACTTGAAATCGTACCACGGTGAGAGGGCTACGATAGGATCACCGTCACCTTTGGTTACTCGGATTTGATCCCCAGCAATGTCCCAGCTTTCTCCGTCTAGTATCCCGCTCACAAAGATTTGATCGGGAAGGTAAGTATCATCAGCAGAACAGCAGAAGAGACGGTTGGTATGGGAGGTTAATAGCTTTGGCTCGGAGGGTAACTGGCTAATGTTAGCCACACCTGTTGCAGTTGTGCCGGATGTAGGGGCAGAGAAGGTAACAGTGGGAGGGGCCGAGGAGGAATAACCAGTTCCCTCATTAGTCATGTTCACCCGTGCCACCCCAAGGTTATAGCCCAAGACGGCTGTTCCTGCTGCCGCACCTCCACCGGAAATTGTTACAGTAGGGACGGCATCGTACCCATCCCCTTTTTCAGTTATGGTAATGGACGTAACTTTGCCTGCCGTAATATTGGAAGCTGCGCCGTCTGTCTCAATATATCGCAAGGCTCCCACTCCATCACACCAATACATCCGGTCAGATAACTGTGCAAAATAAACGTCTGTACCGGAGAAAGAAGTGTCGGGGGAAAGAACACTAATGGCACTACCCGCCTCCACAAACTTGATCTTATTTGTTGGGCTACCCTCCGCCAGCACCATCATCTCTGTGGAGGTATTGTCTAGGCATTCCAAGGAGATGATAGGGCCAGCCAAGTCACTCGATCCCCATACTAATGTGGATGACCATAGAGCAGATGTGCCATCCCAAGTCCCGTCCAAGGCATCAGCAACAGTAACTCCAGCACCCCTGCGTGTGACAAGGTTGCCGAACACATCGTAATCAATATTCTTTCCAGCAGTGAATGCACCTTCCTTAATTAGATTGCGGCGCACGTTACTGGCTTGTCCACCAGTGAATCCCGTATCCCCGTCCAGCAGGATTTGGTCATCTGTTGCGCTGTTCTCTAATAATGGCATTTATGCTTTCGGCCCAAAGTCACTCACTGTTCCATGAAAGTTATAGTCATCGTAGGTGTAGGGAATAATCCGGCTAATGGATTGTCTCTGCCCATTCTCCAAGTCCTTCATTATCCGAACTTGCGAAGCAGCTTCTTGATACTTGATCTGTGCCTTGGAGTATTGTCTAGCCCGCTCCAGCATATCCCCCTCGGCAAAAGCGAGCAGGGCATTGTCCACACCATTCAGGGCAGGGGTGTCATCGTCTCCCAATGCCACCCAGTTCAGTTTACCCAAGACAAACACATTGCCAGCAGTCTTCGGAACCGGAACAGGCTTGAGCCTACAGTTCCCGCTGGAATCTTTTGGCAGGTTAATAAAGTTTGTAGGGTTGGCTCGTCTGCTGGTTACATCCTCCCACGCATTAGGATCAATCTGAAAGAACGTCATCCATGAGTCGTTCAGCATATTAAGCCCGTCATCCTTGCCCGTCTCGGTGAACTTCAAAGCTACAGGGAAATCTACCTTCGTAGTAGGCGTGGAGGAAGATTGATAGAAGGTAATAGACGGAGCATCGGACAGGCTAATGGATGTATCTCCTGCGGCTACTGCTTGAGTGGCTACCCCCATTGATTCAGTCCATAAACCCGTGTCCCAAATCATCTGGTATCTGCGATTGATGAAGCTCTTGCAGACTGTCACTGAATCATCATCAGTATCAGAGAGCTTCGTCGTTACAAAATCTGCTAGTTCAGTTAATGTCATGGCTTATCCTGCTGAAATCTTCACTGTACCGGAGTCACTCCAAAGCGCACCTGCTATTGCTGGGTCAGAGGTGGGTATGCTTGCAACAATCACATTACCCGAAGAGTTGATGGTCATTCTTGCTGTTCCATCAGTCTGGAAATATAAGTTGTCGCTGTTGCAGTACATCCCTGTATCCGCATCCGTATCGCCAATGTTGTACCCGTCATCGACGCAAATCTTCCCTGTCGCAACGTGGAGCTTTTGAGACGGAGAATCAGTGTTTATGCCGATGTTGCCTCCGTTGAAGTATGAGTCTCCACCTGTGTCCAAGGCAATCACTGGTGAACCCCCGCCACTCTTCATCGACAAATAAGCCTTGTCCGGTTCGCCTCCCGAACGGTTTCCTATCCAGAATAAGTTTTTATCATCCGAATCAATAATCAAATCTTCACCATCGCCTTTAATTAAGACAGACCCACGGCAATCCAGCTTATAGGTCGGAGAATCAGTGTTTATGCCGATGTTGCCCGATGAGTCGATTCGCATCCGTTCGGTGGTGGTAGTATCGGCATCACCAGTGGTTCCCCGTGTGCCAAACACCAAATCGCCAACACCCCCACCACCCACGCGAGCAAAACCAATAGACCCCCCAATCCAGTTGTCACTTGCACCGGATTCTGAAAATGCAATCTGCGGCCCCTCATCATTCGTAGCCCCATCCCCCGTCAGCATTATATGACCGTTAACCGTTCCAACAGTTGATGCTGCGCGAATTTCTAATTTGTTGTCGGGGGAGGTGTCGCCTAGGCCGACGTTGCCCGAGTCGTCGATTCGCATGCGTTCAGCATCATTAGTTCTGAAGGCAAACTCATCGACACTCAATAATGTTGTGTTGCCAAAGGTTGGATTTGTGAAAACCTGAAATGCTGTCTCCGTACCATTCAGAATCTCAAGGCCAGAGGAAATATCACCGCTCGATGCGTTGGAGACGCGAATAAACGATCCAGTGCTACCTTCAACATCAAGTTTTGCGCTTGGAGCCGCAGTGCCTATTCCGCAGTTGCCCGATGCGTCAATTCGCATTGTTTCAGTTCCAGCATCTTTGAACCTTAAATCGTGAGAATAATCTATCGCACTAAATCCAGAAACATCATCTGATATGATCTTTGTGTAAACCGTTCCAGATGTAATCTTTAACTCTGGAGCATTTCCTGCTGATTGAAGTATTTCTAATTCAGCAGATGGCGCGTCCACCCCGACTCCGAGCGAGCCATTCACCGAGACAACAGTAGTGGACAACTTGAGAGCGGAGTCAATACCAAGACCGTCCTCAATCACTTTTAACGTGCCTGTGACTCCTCCTGTCGTCGCAGTCTTTAGCAACATATCGTAGCTTGAGCTAATTGTTGATCCTGTTAATGCTCCCATATCAATTTGCCTCTATTTGTTGTTCCAATTTATTAATGTACTTACCCAGTTGCCGGACGAACTCCGCCCCTTCATCACTCTCAACGGCATTCTCAAACCCCGTCTGATTCCTCTCCACTATCTCTTGAAATCCGTTCAGCTTCACGCTTATGCAACCTGCGCTCGCGAGCAGAAGCAATAAGATCGTCAACTGTTTTATCTTTCTCATCTTTTCTCTTCTGCGCCATCTGCGCGGTTGCAATATCCGACAAGGACTCCACCGCTTCCACTAAACGTGGAAGGGCGGCAAGTCCTCGTAAGGCTTCCAATATCATTTCTTCTTGGCTGCATATTCCTTCATTGCGTCCACAATCCCTTGGCCTCCGATATAAGCCGGAACGATTATAATAACCGCGCTGACAATCTGTTCAGTCAAGTTTGGTGACAGGTTTAACCATTCGGTAGCTGCCACGGTCAAAAGACCACCAACAGCCATCCACAATTTCCTGCTCTTTAATTTTTCCTTCATTCTTCTTTTATTAGTTTAACTATTTTAACTGTTGTCCAACATATCGTGACGATTAGCAGGACAATCTTCAGAACAAGTTCAATGTCCGACAGGGATACAGTGGCAAACACTGTACCGTTTACCCCGAACACCTTTAACCATTCCAAATCATTCATATCTCCACCCGATTCATCTTAAATTATTCAGTCGGCTCCGGTTGCTGTTGTTGCTGGAAAGAGAAGGGCTTCTGCACGGGCCGATCCTTTGCCGCAGAAATCTCATTAATAATGCTCTGTTCCCAGTTGTTGTCCCTTGCGACCTTTTCGCATATCGGTTTCACCCAAGCCTCATCAATGTCTTCAAAGGGAGTGAAGTTGTTGGGGTCGGGGGCAGGGAGCTTGACCAGCGTATCGCGGTAGCCCGACAGGCCGAGAACCTCATCTACTCCGGTCATTCCAACTACTATTTCTGAAACCACATTCTGCTTCCCGTCTTTTTCGGGCAGCACACGCGCTTCACATCTTGTTATGCTAAATGTCATTGTTATTAGTCATTGATTGTTTATATGTTTATCTCCACCCGATCATCCAAATCAAACAGTTTCATTTTTCACCTTGATCCATTTTAAATTAAGCGAACACTGACGCATTTCCGTAAACGTCAGAATCTCCAGTTCCATAAGCTGTTAGTTGTACGATAAATTGAGTGTACCCCGCTCCAATCATGTCATCCCCCATTGCATCAGTGAAT